CCGCCGCAGCAAATGCCTCATCCCGCTTGCAACGCTGGTAGAAGGCCGTCCTAGACACGCCTGTGGCCTCGCACACGTCAACAATGCTATGCCCGTCTGCCAAGCTGGATATGATTATGTCGGTTCTTTGCTTTGTTAGTTTGGTCATCGTTACCTCTGGGTGTGTGTTGAATATGTCTATTTAACATATATAAAGCTGGCCGCGCGCTGTCGGGGGTATCGACCTGCAAAAGACCCCCCCTATGCCTTTGACTGTGGCACAAATGTCACACTGTGTCCTGACTGCAACAAGGTAAGCATTGCTGTCCTATATATGTCAGCATTGTTGACGTTGTTTTATTCATCTGTTAGCCTCGCTGCCATGCAATGCAGCGCGATACGATTCGTCCGTTGTGCGTGTTTTGAAATACAAAACCAAACCCCATTAAAACAAAATTCAAACAAATTCAATGCTTGCCCAATCCCAAGCACGATAAGGCTTTGCGGCCTTGGTGTAAACTTTTTTTGCATATTGTGCATTTTTTTATTTGACATAGGCGCAGATAATGCGCTAGGGCTTGGTTAACGCAACAACCTTGGAGGGTTAAACAATGCTTAAAGTTCGCAACATCACTAGCCGGTCAAGCGGCAATCCAGTTAAAAACCAGTTCATCATCGAAACCGATGATAGCGAAGTTTTCCAGTCATACAAAAGCGCAATAGCTAAGAAATGTTATAAGACTGGCAAAACTTATCTGGATTCCTACTATTGGGATTATTCAACAACTACCGGCAAATATCGCAACCAATTCTTAGGCATGAATAAAGCCGAGACATTAAAAGCAATCAAAGCCGGTGAAATCCAGCTGGTAAATCTAAACTAGGGGGCAGTCATGCGTAAAACACACAACGTAAACGCCGATAGGTATCTAACTATCAACGCTTGGCTAGCTGCACGTTATGCCAGAACGGACAAGAACGGACGCCGCTGGCTTGACCAGTACATAGGCGGCAAGCCAAGCAAATATAAGCGGCTAGAGAAGGCGTTCTTTGACCGCTATGTCATGCACCCGCAAAACTGGAGGGTTTCATAATGACTCAAAGAACATTCGACGCAATTCTGTTTCTTATCGTCGGGCTGATGATGATGGGCTGGATTGATTGGCTTTGGCTGTTTGGTATCGAGGACAGTAAAAGCTACACTTGGTGGGCTGTAATGACTCACCTTGCAAACTAAAAAAAATTGAGGGCTGCACAATAAAGCGTTGCCCTCAATCGTCTACAATGTATCGCAACGCTAACAAGAGGATTTAGCAAACATCATGCAGACACTTACACAAACACAACAGAACGTATTAAACGCAATTCAAGCAATTCTGGACAATCCAAGCGACGCAACCATTGAAAAGCAAGCAGCCGGATTGACTCAGGAAGAACGCGACAAGCTGCTAGAGATTGCAAGCCTTGTCACGGCCTCTAGACAATAGAGGCAACACAACCACCCGTTGACGGGCAAAAGCCTGTCAGCGGCCTTTAAATCGCCATTAAAAGCATAGGAGGGTATAAAATGGCTAAAACAATTAAAATGCCACACGGATACGAAATAGTTAAAGACAAATATGGGTATTCGCTTTTGATAAACGGCAACTTCATAGTATCAGGCGACAGTGCCGGTGCGTGTTTTGCGGCAATGGTGTTGCGTCATAACGCATTAATCCAAGGTAAGGAGGGCTAAACCATGGCAAGGTTAAAGAGAAACGAAATATTAAACGAATTGGCTAGGCTTTACGATGCAGCAGCAAAGCAAGGCTGGGAAGATATTGCGGAAGCTATAGCTGTTGCAGAGAACACAGTCATATCAGATATAAACTTTGAAAAGAGAAAGGGCATAAAATGGCACAATATCAAGTAATCGTGATAGGCACAGTGGAACGAACTGTAATTGTAGAGGCAGATTGCACCGAGTCTGCACAAAGCACAGCCGAAGGCGAATGGGCAGCATTAACCGGCGGCATCATAACAACAGCCGAGACAGTATCGGCTATCGAGTTGGAGGGCTAGACAATGGCAAGCACAGCAATAATAGATTTTAACAGTGAGGTAATCACTTTTGAGGCTTCACAAGCAATCAGGCAATTAGACAAAACCTTTGTCGGAACAGAAAGCTATTTAGGGCTAGCTTATTTCTGGGCTTATGAATACCGCCATTATTTGCGTGATTGCACTATGGCAAAGCGGAGAAAGGTGCATAAAAAGTTTATGCAAGCTGGCTTAGAGTTGGACGGGGAAAGCGAAGAACACTTGGATATAATAGAAACAGTGCTTGATGGAGTCACACTCGCATCAGGTTTCACAGTAAAAAGAGAGGACTAAAAAATGTATCTAGTATTCGCAACCATAGCTTACCGCAGCAATGCGGTAGGCCAAGCCACAGAGGTTCAGAAATGGGAATGCTTCGACTCCGCAGAGAAAGCACAAACCCAAATGAGAAACCTTATCCATCAATACGATATGGACTTGCTAGATTGCGGCGTTGCCACAATCACTGACAGCATGCGGGAAGAACTGTTGAGAAAGCAGCCAATGGGGCTAGAGGATTGATGATGACACCACAAGAGTTCAAAGCGCGGCGAGAATTTCTTGGTTACACGCAGCAAACATTTGCTGAAAGGCTGGGATTGTCTCGCAGAAGCATACAAGCCTATGAGATGGGAGAAACCCCGATAAGTCGGGTTATAGAGATGGCTTTGGAAGCTATCGAATTGGAGGAAAAATAAAATGTACGAGGTAAGGATAACAAAGCATCACTCAGGCAAGACCTACAACGTAGATTTGATTGCTTGGGAGAGAAACGGCAGCGGTATGGCAGTCGGAAAGGCTTTCAATGTATCGCGCAAGAAAGCAGAGAAAGAGGCAAATCGCGTAGCGGATTTGTATAATGCAACCATAGAAGAAAAATAGGAGAGAAACGGGTGCTATGCTTAGCAAGTTATATAAAACTTGCTAGGCTTAGCAAGTTTAGCGTCCAGATTTTTTATATCAACAATCAGGTTTTATTTAGCAAGTTTAGCATAGCAAGTTTTATAAAACTCCGCTAATGCGGATTATACAAAGCAGAAAAAAGCTGTCAACCACAAAATGATAAAGCATTGAAATGGAGGGTTTCCGATGCAGATAATCACAAAACAAGAGGCAAAAGAAAAAGGTCTTAGGCACTACTTTACGGGAAAACCGTGCAAACGTGGGCATGTGTGCAGTAGGTACACAAGCAACAATTCTTGTGCTGATTGCTTACAATTAAGAAATGAAATGCCAGAAACTAAAAAACGCCTAGAAAAGTGGCGCAAACAAAATAAGAAAAAGCTGTCGGAATACTTCAAAGAAAGGCGCAAAGATTACGTTTGGGCTGAAAAACAAAGGGCTAAATGCCGCAAGTATTACAAAGAAAACAAACAGACAATGCTTGCTAATATGAGAAAGCACTATTTGGAAAATAAAGACATGTACGCTGCATATAGTTCACGCAGTAAAAAGCAGATGAAAAAAGCCACTCCGAAATGGGTCGTAATAAAAGACATACAGAAAATTTATGCGCTACGGAATAGACTATCCCAAAACACCGGCATCGAACACCACGTTGACCACTATTACCCCTTACAAGGTAAAACAATCTGCGGCCTAAACGTACCGTGGAACCTACAAATCATTACGGCAGAGGAAAACCTAGCCAAAGGCAACAAAATGCCAGAGGAGTTCTATGGCCCTAATCACACAATGATTCAGATGCCAGCATACACCAAGTCTCAAACGGGATAATCGCCGTATCGTCCTTGCCAGCATAGTCAGCATTGATGCTGGAGAGAAAGACCACGCAGCAAATAGGTTGCCTGTCATACTTGTAAATGAGAACGGGCTGGGTGGCAGTTGATAACGAGGCATTGACTACCTGTTGCCACCATTCCTTCTTGTAATAGATAGACCCGTGGCTGTTATACCGCTTGCATTCAATCGTCCATCCTGGAAAGCCAATCAAATCCCCGTGGTCAGAGGCGCGGTACTGTTCTAGGTCTCGCTTCACCTCAATGTTGTAGCCCGTGAAATCTTGGAACCACTGGTTAATCTTTGTGGCGCACTCCCTTTCAAAGGATGCACCTTTCACCCTAGAATTTGTCATAACCATCCTACCTTTGTATCTTTTGCTTTACCATCCCACACAAACCAAGCATAAGCAGTCGTGCCGCTACCGCTAGGCTTTTCATCACCGCGCCAAATCGTCAAGCGTTGAGAGAAAACCCAAACCCTAGCTGGCCTATACGAATCGAACAAAGAAACGCGCCGCTGCTTTCCCTCAAGAAATGAAAGACGCAACAACCAGCAATGCTTTCTGGCTTGTAAGCTAATAGCTTTCTGTATGAACGCCTCAGCATGTTTGTATGGTGGATTGGTGACGATGTTGGGTGCAAGCAGCCGCGACTCCATCAAGAAATCAACACCTGATTTTCCATAGCCGTAATCATTTAAGTCTGTGCTAGTCACAGAATAGTAATGCGAGAAAGGTTCAGAGATAGCCCCATTACCACAAGCTGGTTCCCATATGCCACCCTCAAAACCCTCAACATCCATCAACGCTTCAACAGCAACCAACGGCGTTGGATAAAAGTCATCCTTCTGCCTATCCCTCACTCGCTTACTCCATATCACACGGCCTTCAGCACCGTGCCATCCCTGTATTGGCTTACATTCCCAGCCACTCGGCACTGGTTCATCTGCCAGCGCATAACGGCAAACTAACCTAGTGATAGCCGTCACCACCTTCTAAGAACACCTCAATCTGCATCTCAAGGTCTTCGGCGAGAACCTCACCAGACCCGCCACACATTTCGCATTCTTCCTTTGCCTCAGTCAGATAACCGCCGTTCATATGGTCAATGACAGCGACCTCAACCTCATACTCACCCCAGCCGCCACACTCAGGACAGATTACCCACTCATCATTGTCCGTGGTATTGTTTGAAGAAGTCATCAGCCTTCACCTTTCCATCTGTTGCAAGGAATATCCTACGCATAGTTTCCGGTGCTGGAAACCGCTTATTGCGAACAATGAGAGACACGGCAGAGACAGATAAACCAGCTTTACTAGCAAACCGTCTCATGCTAAGTCTTTGTTCTTTAATGTAATCTTTTAAGTACATAACTGCATACTAATACACTGTTGACAGATTGTAAACAGGGTGCTAGGTAAGAGTATCTGAAAACGCAAAGCGTGAAATGGAGGGCTAATTGGAATATGAGATTCCAGACTACCGCAAGGAGTTCGGCTGTTACCACAACAGCGCATCCGGCGGTACACAATCAACCTATGAAAATATATTCAAGCTGTATCTCCGCAAGGAATACAAGATGCAGTTTCCCATGTCTGCCAAGCCGAGGGCTGGTCAGATAGTGCAAGAGGGCTGCGACCATTACTTTGGTCTGCACGATTACTCGCCCGTCAGAGGCCAACAAGAGGGCTTATCAATAGATGAGTCCATCAGGCATGCCACTACAGAATTTATGACATACCAGCCACTAGATTGGGACACTGGCAGAGATGCTGACGCATACGAGGCTTGCAAAGATGTAGTGCCTGAGATGATACGTCATGCTGTGCAGGGAATTGAAGAATATTTTGGCAAGAATGTAGAACTTGTCGGTGAGTACCAGCGCACATTCAAAGATGACCGCATCGACATACCGACTATTATGTTTTTGGATTATGCCGACGACACCAGACAGATTGACCTTAAATGCAGTCTGCCAATGGCAAATCCAGTAAAGAAAGACGGCACAAGAACGTGGCGCGTACCAAAGCCAAAGACAGAACCAACTATGCAGCAAGTCATGCAGCAAGCTGTCTACTGGAAAGGCACCGGCCTGACACCAGCCTTGCTGTTTGTCACCGCCGAGGGCTACAACATTTGTACCCCAGATAACTGTGACATGTTGAGTAAGCCTGTCTTAGAGGAAGCATATGAGTCAGTCGTGCAGCGCTGGCTTGTGCTTCAGAACTTAATGAAAGCTGCAAGTGGCAACTGGAAAACCTTGTTTGGCATGGTCACACCTGACTACGCAGAAATTGCGCAGAGACACGGGCGTGAAATATTAGACATAGCCAAGCAAGCCTGGAGGGCAGAATGAAATATTCATCTTATTACTTTTTGGCGGTTGTAACTGCCAACTTAGGCTTCACTTATATACCGCTTATACCTATTCCTGGCGGTGAAATGTTCGCGCCAATGAGTCTTTTGGTTGGGTTAGTCTTTGTGCTGAGAGATTTCGCGCAAAAAGAACTTGGTCACAGAGTCTTATTTGTGATGACAGCTGGTCTGTTGGCAAGCTATTTGTTAGCTGACCCGTATGTTGCATATGCGTCTGCTGCCGCCTTTGCGATAAGTGAGTTTGTTGATTGGCTTGTCTACACAGTTACTAAAAAGCCCTTAAAAGACCGTATCTTAATTTCATCAGTTGTAAGCACACCTATCGACAGTGCTACATTTATGATGATTGTTGGCTTCTTTAGTTGGTATGGGCTTGCCATCATGGTGGCGAGTAAAATGATTGCAGCAGTTTTTGTTTGGAAATGGATGGAGGCTAAAAATGAAAACTAAGCATGTTTATGATTTGGTTGTTAAGGACGTTGAGTGTCCAGTTGACGGTGAAAAAATTAAATACGAAGTTACATTGGAGTCTAGTCAAAAGATTCTCGTTGAGGACATTCTTGAATTTTTCGACACCATAAAAACTCACCCCATATTTCAAGAGGACTTGGTTTCTGCAACGGTCAACCATTTTGGTTGCGAGGTTATTATAAACGGCGAACACAGCGGTGTAAGCATTTGGTCAAGTCAAAAGCCATGATTCATTACCACGGCACACCTTTAACACCACGGGTAGAACTATACAAAATGTCTGGCAAACATTTTTGTGTTAGTTTTGCTAACCCAGAAGATGCTGATGTTTGTTTGCAAATAGGGCAATCTATTATGTGGGATAATGGTGCGTTTACAGCGTTCCGTTCTGGCAAAAGTTTTTGCCATAACAAGTTTTACGGTTGGCTTGACGGTAAGTTAGGCCATCCGCATTGGGCGGTTATACCAGATGTTATTGATGGTGATGAAAAGCAACAACGTGAATTATTAAAAACATGGCCTTATGACAAGGCTTTGGGTGCGCCTGTTTGGCATATGGCTATGTCTTTAGATTATCTTGTCTACTTGTGTGAAAACTATGGCAAGGTTTGTTTTGGTAGCAGTGGAAAATATTGGGAAGTCGGTTCTGAAAGTTGGTGTCAACGCGCTGACGCAGCATTTAACAAACTAATACAAACTCAAAAAAACATTCCTTGGATACACATGTTGCGTGGACTCTCCTTGTCTGGCAAAAGGTGGCCTTTCGCATCAGCTGACAGCGTGAATGTGGCAAGAAACTTTAAAGATAAACCACGGTGTCCAGAATTGATGGCAAGAAAAATTGATTCGGTTCAGTGTCCAATTACATGGCGCAAGGCACCGGAACAAACTGAACTATGGAGGGCAGAATGAACGTACCAACTATTGAAGAAATAAAAAAGGCTTTGGAGATACCATTCAAAGACGCTGGGAATACATCACTGGAACACGCATTGAAGATTAACGCCAAGTTTTATTTCACTGGCATCCCCTGTATTCGTGGACACATAGCGCAAAGGCTAACGTCCAACAGGCAATGCAGAAAGTGCCAAGAGATAG